GAGATGTAAAGAGAACCGAATATATTTGTTCTACATCCAAACTTAGGAAAGGTGATAGTAACAAGCCTATGGTAGCTTCTAAAATATGTTCGAGATTTAAGTGAACTGGCTAAAGTATGTTTTATTATTTTTTTGTACACAAGCTATAGCTGATAGTAGTTCACTAAGTTTATCTTTACCCAGTAGTGGCGGTAGTCATGGAACAGACAGTATTAAAGCAGGTGATTTAGATTGTAAAAATAGTATTGGAGGTTCGACAAACTTTGAATTTGGTTTTACTGGTGTTATAAATAATGCAGTTACCATTTTTGGTGATGTAGATTTATCAAACCCACAGACTAAAGACTTAGGTTTATATGCTCGAATTATTATTCCTTTAGATGGACCAAGCGAAAGGATTAACTGCAACACGCTATATCAACTTGAACTTCAGCGTAGAAGATTAGAAGTAGAAAAACTACGAGCAGAAATTGAGATGTTGAAATCATTACAGAATGGAGATGGATTTGATAACTAATGGCTGACTTAGAAGATATAGTAAAACAAGGCGAAGGACTATCTGGCAAGAAAATGAAGGTAGGTGGCTTCAAGTTTAGTGGTGCTAGTATCATGGGATTGTTTGCTTTACTCTCAACAGTAGTAGGTGGTCTATATGGAGGGTTTTTACTCTACCAAAAAGTTGAATCACTTGCTGCATTAGACCTGGGCGATATTAGTTCCGCAATGCAAAAGACTTCTTCTGATGTAATTAGAATAGAAGAACACGCTAACGCTATCAAGATTGAACTTAAAAAAGATATGACTGATTTAAGAAACTCTCAATGGAATTTAGAGTCTAAGGTAGATGGCAAACTCCAATCAGTAGACACCAAATTAACTAACTACGACACTAAGTTAGATCGCTTTGAGATTAAAGTAGAAAAAACTAAAGTTGATATGGAAAAACGAATACAAGAGTCTTTAGACAACCCATTAGCTAATTAGGAGCAGTATGGAAGATATTAAAAGAATGCAAATGCAATTAGACAAACACGCTGCACAAATAGGTAAGTTGTTTAGCAAGATTGATGACACTAATGCAAAGATACAAAAAATATTTAATATCTTGAATCAGATTCGTTATTTCATCTATGGAGGCTTGGCTTACTTTATTGCTTCTGAATTTGGTATTTTTAATTTATTGAGGTTAGTACAATGATAGGATTTTTAACAAATGTAGCACCAATTATGCTGGGTTTTGTTGGTAAGTTGTTTGCTTTAAAACAACAAGCAGCAGCAGAGAATCAAAAGCTGATGATGCAACAGTTCGCAGCAAAGGATAAGTCAATTAACGATGCTAGGGATAGAGCTGATAAAGAGAGTCCTATGGCTGCTATGAACAGAAGGGTAATCATACTGGTTATATTAGCGTTGATTATATTTACACAAATAGCACCAGTAATATTTGATGTGCCTACTGTAATTCCTACTGTAATAGAAGGAACAAGTTTGTTTGGCATTACATTTGTTCCTGATGTTATTGAATATGTAACAATTCAAGCTGGTTCAGTATTAAAAATGGATGAAATCTTTGGGTGGGCAACAATGATTATTGAGTTCTACTTTGGGGCGCAATTAGCAAAGGGGAAATAAATGACTTTTAGAGAACTAATAAATGAAGTATTAATAAGACTAAGAGAAGATACAATTCTAACTGATTGGTCTGGCAATATTAACGACTCTTCAGCAGTATCAGATTATCAGAAAGTAATCGGTAGTATGGTGAACGATTCTAAAAGGTCTGTTGAGAATTATCACGATTGGTTGGTCCTTAGAGAAACGGTTGATATATCTAGTGTAAATGGCACTAAAAATTACAACTTATCTTCTGGTCAAGAGTTCAAGATTGTTGATGCTATAAACAACACTACAGGCACTCAATTAGTCCAGGTAAGCCGAGCATACCTCAACTCAATAAAGTACCCCACAGACCCCACAGGAGAACCCCTATATTACGGTTTTAATGGTGCAGATGCTTCAAATAATTTAAAGATAGATTTATCACCAGTTCCCATTAATGCTGAAACAATTTCTTTTGATATTATTAAGGCTCAAGACGAATTAAAACTTGCTGCTACAGTTCTTAAAGTTCCAGAGAAACCTGTGGTTCTTGGAGCGTGGGCAAGAGCAATAGCAGAGCGAGGTGAAGATGGTGGAACACAGTCATCTATAGCTGCTGAAGAAACAAGTCAAGCACTTAAACAAGCAATTATGCTTGATAGTGGAAACACTCAATATGAAAGTGATTGGTACATTAAATAATGGCTAAACAAATATCCTATCAACCTTTAACCGATGTAGGACTAAATGGTCTTAATACGCAGAGTAATCCTGCCACCCTAGATCAGTCTTGGCTTACAAAAGCAGAGAATGTTGTTCTTAGAGAGTCTGGTCGTATTGCTTTTAGAAAAGGCTTTAAACAAAAGGTTACTCCTAGTGATACAGCAATAGCTTCTATAGTAGAGCATAACGATCAAGGTACTAATAAGATATTCGCTAGTTATGGTACATCTATATATACAGTAGACTTTACTGACCCTGATGATGCCTTTCCTAGTAGTGGTGCTGATGTTAAACATACTGTAGGAAGTTCAACAGGTGCTTGGCAGTTTATAAACTTTAATAGAAGATTAACTTGTGTCCATGAGGATATAGTTCCACAAAGATATGATGGTTCTTTAGGTTCAGGCTCTAAGTGGGCAGCATTTGATAATGCTCATAGACCTTCTGGAGTTACTACTGGTGAGTTTAAACCAAGTTGCGGTATGGGTTTTTATGGTCGTATGTGGGTGGGCGGTGTAGCTGAAGAAAAAGATGTGTTGTACTACTCTACCCTACTTGATAGTGATGATTTTAGAACGACAGCAGAGAATGGTGCTTCTAATGGTGGTTATATTGATTTAAAAAGTGTATGGGGCGTAGATGACATTATTGCAATAGCACCCTTCTACGGTAAGTTAGTTATTTTTGGTAAGAACAATATTGCTATATATGATAGTCCAAATGTTATTGGCAGTATAGCACTTAATGAAGTTATTAGAGGTGTTGGTTGTGTATCAAGAGATAGTGTTCAAGCTATAGGTGATGATTTAGTTTTCTTATCTAGTACAGGTTTACGATCTCTAGGAAGAACAACAGAAAAAGACAAATTGCCACTACAAGATTTATCACTAAATATTAAAGACACTTTAATTAGAAATATAGGTCAAAGTACAAATGTTAAAGCTGTTTATGTAGAGAATGAAGGAATATACATTCTTTCTTTTATAGATAATAATATTACTTATGTGTTTGACTTTAAGCACTACACACCCAATCAAGCACCAAGAATAACAACTTGGACTTTTGATAATGATAGAGAACCTTCTAGTTTGACTTATACAGTCTTATACGGTCTTTTAGTTGGACAAAAAGATGGTGGAATTGCGGGTTATGAAGAATATTATGATACTGACTTAGCTTATCCTGGTAGTACAAAGACCTATACCTATAGTTCTTATACTAGCAGTATAGCAACAACATGGATTAATTTAGGTCAGTCGGTAGCAGCATCTCTTTTAAAGAGATTATTTATGGTTCTTGAAGGTGGCTCTGGTGCAACTTTAGGTTTAAAGTGGTATAAAGATTTCAGTCCTAGTCCATCTAGCACAACTTCAATTACTTTAAATCCTACAACAACAGGAACAACCTCTTTATGGGGTGCTTCCAGTTCTTTATATGGTGCTATAAATGCTGGTGGATCACACGCTGGTGGTGGGCATAATGCTACAACACACCCTAATGCTTCTACATACGCACCTTTGTACGGTTTACATGAATATAAAACTCCGCTCACAGGTTCGGCTAAAAACCTAAAACTAGAGATAGATATTGAATCAAATGGGTTTGATGCTTCTTTACAAGACTTAACACTACTACATAAACAGGGGAAAATTCGATGAGTAATTATACACTTGCAGTATCGTGGAGTGGCAAGGACACCCTTGCTGATTCTGATGCAGCAAAAGTAATATCTGGTGCAGACTTTAATACAGAGTTTACAGCAGTCCAAACAGCAGTTAATACTAAGGCAGACTTAAATGGTAGTGCCTCAGAAGCATTTTCTGCAACAACTGCTACTGCTGGAACAAATACAACACAGGTAGCTACAACTGCTTTTGTAACTGCCCAATACGCTTATCCAGTAGGTGCTATTTTTACTACAGTTACAGCTTACGCTAATTCAGCAGCAGTAGTTAGTGCTATAGGTGGAACAACTTGGGTAGCTTTTGGAGCAGGTAAGGTGCTTGTAGGTTTAGATTCTGGCGATACAGACTTTGATACTTCAGAAGAAACTGGTGGTGCTAAAACTGATTCACATACATTAACAACTGCTGAAATACCTGCTCACACGCACACTTATGGTAAATCAACCACTTCTGAGAATATGAGTATTCACGATATTAGTGGACTTAGGGGAGCAGCAACTTCAAATACAGGCT